TGTTATAATAGCTCAGAAGAATTAATTATGAAACTTGAACAGGGAAAATTTTGCCCACTTATAGGTGAGGATTGTCTGGAATTGAAATGCTCTTGGTTTACTCAGATCAGAGGAACTCATCCTCAAACTGGTCAGGAGATAGATGAATGGGGATGTGCAGTTAATTGGATACCAACTTTATTAATTGAAAATTCTCAACAACAGAGACAAACAGGTGCTGCTGTAGAATCATTTAGAAATGAAACTTTGAATAGAATATCACAGACAATTAGTATGAAAACAATTAACGAATTAGAGGGAGATCGTGACCTTTAATCAAATAATCAATCCTCCAGAAGTTTTCTTAAACGAAGACTTTATCGGAGTATGGGATAATGTTATAGAAGATGATTTTTGTGATTTTATCAAAAAAACTCTTGATGAATCAACTCAAATTATTCCAAGAAGTCATAGCAGTGTTAAAGACACTCAATTAGACATAGCAGCATTTAATCCATCCATAGCTGCTCATATCATGTGTGCAGTCAGAGAATGTTTACTTGAATATCTTGAGTGGTATCCATATTTAAAAAATTTTAATTACCATAGTACCACTTGTTTATTACAAAAGACAGAACCAACAGAGGGATATCACGACTGGCACTCAGAGTCAAATAATATTGCTTGTGCTAACAGAACTTTAGTCTGGTCTGTATATTTCAATAATATAAATGACAGTGGTGAAACAGAATTTTTGTATCAAAAAAGAAAAGTGAAACCAAAAGCAGGTAGGATATTAATTTTTCCTGGTTCTTTTACCCACTTACATCGAGGTAATCCACCTTATGAAGCAAAATATATCGCTACTGGTTGGCTTGTTAGTAATGATAGGGGTGCTCCAACTACCCTAATATAGTATAAATATCTAAAAATTATTTAATGGATCCTGATTACTCGTTAATTAAAGAAAGTTATGGAACTGATTATGTCGGTGCTCTTCGTCATATGAGAGATATCTTGTTGAAAGATAGTGACTGGACACAATTTACAGACTCACCTTTGTCTGACTCAAAGAAAACTGAGTGGAAAACTTATAGACAAAATTTAAGAGATTTACCAGCGACAGAATCAGACCCAGAAAACGCAACTTTTCCTACTAAACCATCTTTATGAGTTACCCTGACGAATTTTTAGAGAATATAACAATAGATGTTTGTAAGAGAACTTTTATGTTACACAGTGATGATGGTCAGAAAAGAAAAGTTAAATGTGATACAACACAACAGTTTATGGATGTTTTGGAATTAATCAATAATTCAGCAGATCCAAGAATCGTTGAATATGCTGATATTTCAACTACGGAAGACTGATTCCTGACTAACTAAATAGATCATAGAATAATATATTGGCAATCATAAGACAATGCCCCTTAATAAGTTAGAGAATTTTATAAAGAATACTGAGGGTCGTATCCTTTATGTTAACCCAAGTGACCTTGATTCAACTGATGCGATTGAAAATCAGGGTAATTCACTTACCACACCCTTTAAAACTATTCAAAGAGCACTCATTGAGGCTGCTAGATTCTCCTATTTAAAAGGGAATAACAACGACACGGTAGAGAAGACAACAATATTACTTTATCCTGGTGAGCATATTGTTGATAATAGACCTGGTTTTGCAATAAAGGCAAGTGGAACTGCAGCAAAAGCAGTATCACAGAGTGGTGCTGAAACAAACGCAACCACAGAGTTTTCTTTAACTTCTGATTCAATATTTGATTTAACACAATCAAGTAATATTCTTCATAAATTTAACAGTATCAATGGTGGTGTAATTGTACCAAGAGGTACATCACTCGTTGGTTTAGATCTAAGAAAGACAAAGATAAGACCTAAGTATGTTCCAAATCCAACTGATGTGAATGTTGGAAATTCAGCAATATTCAGAGTAACTGGTACTTGCTACTTCTGGCAGTTCTCTATTTTTGATGGTAGTGAGAGTGGTCTTGTTTATACTGACGCTACAGATTTCTCAACAATTAATCAATCAAAACCAACATTTTCTCATCATAAACTGACTTGTTTTGAATACGCTGATGGTGTAACAATACCTACAGGATATACAATTAGTGACTTAGCGATGTATTATGCTAAGTTATCAAATGCATTTAACTCTACACAAAGAATTATTGAGGAAAATGACAGATATCCTAAAAGTGATACTGGATTCTCACCACAAAGACCAGAGTTTGAAATTGTTGGAGCATTTGCTTCCGATCCAATTAATATCTCTAACATTATTTCTGGTGATGGATTCACGCCAGGTTCAATTATTACAGTCACCACCTCAAATCCACATGGATTAAACTCAGGCACACCTATTAAGATCAAAGGTGTTGGTGTAGATGATTATAATGTCTCCACTAAAGTTCAAAATGTAACAAGTCTAACTCAGTTTACTTATTTACTACCTTTCGTAAGAACTAATTTAAACGCTAAACCAAGTGCTGCATCAGGAACAGTAACAATAGAAACTGATACAGTTACAGGTGCGTCACCCTATATCTTTAATATTTCATTGAGATCTGTCTTTGGTATGAATGGTATGCATGCTGATGGTAAAAAGGCAACTGGATTTAGATCTATGGTTGTTGCTCAATTTACTGGTATATCACTGCAGAAGGATGATCGTGCTTTCGTTAGTTACAACAAAGCAGATAGAAGATATGAGGGTATTGGTATAAACAAAGTAGTAGGTGCAGCACTCGCAAGTGGATCGTCTGCAACTAAGACATCAGAAGTTTATCATTTAGATTCAAACGCAAGATATAGGGCTGGTTGGGAAACTGTTCATATCAAAGCAAGTAATGATGCATTCTTACAGATAGTTTCTGTGTTTGCGATAGGTTATGCTAGACACTTTGAATGTATTGCTGGTGCTGATTATAGTGTTACTAACTCCAACTCAAACTTTGGACAGATATCTTTAGCATCTGAGGGATTCAAGAAAGAAGCATTTTCAAAGGATGATAAGGCATTCATTACAAATATAATTACACCCAAATCAATAACTTCAACTGAAGAAGATATAGATTGGATTGCACTAAATGTAGGACTTACAACTGCTGTAGGTATAACAAGTCATCTTTATCTCTTTGGTTTTACCGATAAGGATATTAAACCACCAGTAAGAATTCAAGGATATAGAGTTGGTGCTAAAAAAGATGACGTATTGAATATTGTTAATGCAGGAATCAATTATTCAGCCAACATTTTAATGTGTGATACAGATCCTGCAAATGGAGCAGTTTTTGGTAGCACAAGTTCAATTAAAGATATCAAAGTTACAACGATATCATCTAGTTCTCAGTTTAATTTCCTCACACCACATGGAATGCTTACAGGTGAAAAGGTTAAAATTATAAGTGATGATGGTGATCTACCTGAAAATATTAACGCACATCAAACATATTTTGTTATTAGAGTAAATGCAACAGCTCTAAAACTAGCTTCATCATTAACAAATGCTGAGAATGGTACAGCAATTACTGTTTATGGTGGAACAAATCTTAGAATTATAAGTAGAGTTTCTGAAAAGGATTCAGGTGATGTTGGATCACCAATACAATATGATAGCACAAATAATAGTTGGTTCATTCATACTGATGGTGATGGAATCAATGGTAGTGAAATATACAATGCTTTTGCTGCTGGTGGTATAGCATCATTTGGTGATAGAACTAACGTATCATTCTTTAAAAGGAAGGAAGATTCTAGAAGTATTGATGAAAAAATTTATAAATTTAGAGTTGTTGTTCCAAAAGAATTTGATAATGCAAAAAATCCAGAGGAAGGATTTATCATACAAGAGTCTGGATCAACTGCTGCTAGAGACAACACCGACTTTACTCTCACTACAATCGACAGTTCTGATTATGGTTATAAGCGTAACAACAGATTTATTAGCACTTGTTCTGAGGTATCAAATTTTGTTACTGCAGTCACAGAACTTCCACATGATTTAGATGTTGGTGATCAAATAATTATAAAAAATGTAACTAGCACAACTAATACATCAGCAACTATAGATAAGGGTTACAACGGTACATTTTTGGTTTCATCGGTTGACGATGATAAAACATTTAAATATTCAACCACTGACATTGAGGGAATCACTCACAGTGTAGGATTCTTTACTAATGATACAAGTAATAGAACAACTCTCTTACCAAGATTTGAAAGAAATGATCTTCAAGCTAATTATTATGTTTACAGAAATGATGTCATACAGGAGTATGAGAAAGATATTTCTGATGGTGTTTACCACTTATATGTTTTAAACGCTGATAATAATATTACAGAGGAATATACTACAGACTCATATAGTCAGAATGTTGATGATTTATATCCTCAGTTTGATAGAGATAATATAGATGACAATCCACCAGCATCAAAAACTTTTGCAAAGAGATCACCTGTTGGTAGTGTAGTCACTAACGATCTTAAAAAAAGTTTAACAAGGGAAACTGCGGACAGTATTCTAAAAGATTTTCACATTGGTTTACCAATCACTGGAGTTTCGACTTCCTTCTCATCACAAAATGCTGGAACGAGTACATTAACATTTGATAGAGAGCATAATCTAAGTGGGATTGTAACTTGCACTATATCTGCGAGTGGATCAGGACTAACAAATGGTACTTATAATAACGTAAAATTATTTAACACTGGTGGAACTAATTGGGATGGTGCAACAGCCACTGTGGTGGTATCAGGTAATCAAGTTACACAGGTGGACATAACATCTGGTGGATCAGGATATGCTGGAGGAGAAACACTAGATTTAGATAATACTTTTACTGGTGGATCAGGTGCAAAGGTTACTACTAGCACAGTTGGAATATCGACAGTCATAGGTAATACAGTCCAGATAACTGGACTTACAACTGCAACTGGTGGTTATTATAGAATAACAGGAGTACCAAGTAAGAATTCAGTTTCAATAGCAATTACCGCTTCTGACGACATACAAGCAGGGGGATATCTATTGAACCTTGGTCATGAAATCAGTGTTGATGTAACAGTCTTTGAACCTATCTCTGGATTATCAACATTCAACACTAATTCACCTCATGGATTTGTTACTGGTAACAGTTTTAGAATTCATGATGAGAACAATATTAATAAGGGAGATTTTGTTGTAACTGGTATTACAACTACTACAGTCGTAGCTAAAACGGTTTCTCGTGTTACTTCTGCAAACCTAAGTAATGATCGTCTTTATCTATTGAAACATGGTATGTCTGCAAACGACAGAGCATCAGACATCACAGGTGAAAACTTAGGTGCAAGAGGACTTTCATTCTATGGTAATGAGAGAATGACTCTTGATTCCAATATTACTAATGATACCACACTTCATGTATCAGTTCCAAACGCAGGTATTTCAACAACTCAAAGATTTGAATTAGGATCATACTTCCAGATTGATAGTGAGATCATGCGTGTTACAAGCAGCGGACTCTCAGGATCTGGTAATAATGAAATTACAGTGATTCGTGGTGCTTTAGGAACATTAAAAGAAAATCATTCGGGTGGAGCTTTAATTAGAAAGATTTTACCAAGAGCGATTCAGTTCCACAGACCTTCTTATATCAGAGCATCAGGTCACACATTTGAATATCTTGGTTATGGTCCAGGTAACTATTCTACTGGTTTACCACAGGTTCAAGTTAAGACACTATCTAAAGAAGAAGAATTCTTATCACAAGCACAAGAAACTGCTGCTGGTATCGTTGTTTACACAGGTATGAACAATGATGGAGACTTCTATATTGGTAATAAGAAAGTTAGTTCCGCAACTGGTAAAGAAGAGACATTTGACATCCCAGTTCCAACTATCACTGGTCAAGACCCATCTAGATTAAGTGTTGTATTTGATGAAGTAATTGTTAAAGAAAGAATACTTGTTGAAGGTGGTAAATCTAAGACTATTCTATCTGAGTTTGATGGACCTGTTAACTTCGATAAAGAAGTTAAGGCTAACGATAAGGTTGTCTTAAATGGTGTTGTTAAGATTAATAATGTTGCAGAGATTACAAATACAACCGATTCATTCAATAAAGACTCAGGTTGCTTTACCGTTGAGGGTGGTGTTGGTATTGAGAAGAGTCTTAATGTTGGTGGAGGATTCCAATCTGTTGGAGTTACTACGTTAGCATCAAACGCTGGATTAACTACCACAGGAGGAGATCTCTATGTTGGTGATGATTTATTTGTTAAAGATGATGCAACTGTAGGTGGAGATTTGGTGGTTGTAGGAGATATCAATTCTCCTACTGGAAGTATAATTTATGGTGATGGTAAATTTGGAAATATTCAAATTGCAGTCACCAATGATAATGAAATTGATACCTCAACTGGTAATCTAACAATTGATTCTCAGGGTGGAACAACAACCATTGATGATGATACTGTTATCAATGGTACACTTGATGTAAATGGAGCAATCACTGCTATAAACGCAGACATCATTGCTTTCGCATCATCTGATGAAAACCTTAAAGAAAATTTCGCAGTAATTCCAAATGCACTTGCTAAAGTTGGATTGATGACTGGATATACTTATAATTGGAAAACAGATAGTACACCTTCTGCTAATCATTATGAGGGCATGGCAGATACTGGTGTAATCGCACAACAGGTTGAAGCACTTGGATTACCTGGTATTACAACAACTAGGGCAGATGGAACAAAGGCAGTTCGTTATGAAAGATTAGTTCCAATATTAATCAATGCGATTCAAGAACTAGAAGCACGAGTTAAAACTCTGGAGGGATAATGGCTTTACAAGCATCAGGCAATCCAATTAAATACAGTCAAATCATCGCTGAGTTCGGAACACCAAATACTGGTGGTCTAGGTCAATTTAGATTAGATGGTGGAGAGAATGTTGGATCTCTTACACAAATACCATTGGATGTAGGAGTCCCAAAATCTGTTGCTGTTGGTGCTAGTGCGATAGCATTTAGTGATTTTTATAGTAAAAGACTGAACCAAATTATAGATCTTCATTCATCATCAGTGAATAATACATTTAGACAAGATGCGAAACAAAGATGGTTCAATGGTAATGTTCACATCGTAGGATCAACTGTTACAGGCAAGGGAATACCAGCAGATACTGAAGATGATAGAGTTATAATTAACGTAAATCAAAAAATAGGATCTGCTAAAGGAACACAAACTCATTGTGCTATGAAAACTGGAGATTGGGATACAGGTACGATACTTGAAATAGAAGTTGGATCATCTGGTGCATTGTATGGTTCTGGTGGTGATGGTGGAAATGGTGGTGATGCAAATGGTAATAAAGGTGAAGATGGAACTACTGGTAGTAGTGCTTTAGGTATTGAGTATCCATGCTCAATTAACAATTTAGGTGTTATCCAGTCTGGCTACGGTGGTGGCGGTGGCGGTGGAGGATACTACAATGCACAGCGTGGTAGTAAAAAAGGTTCTTCATTTGAGAATGGATCCTCTGGAGGAGGTGGCGGTGGTGGTGCAGGTTTTCCAGCAGGTAATGCTGGAATATCTAACGAACCATATAAGAAAGGTGGTGGTTCACCTGGATCCGATGGTCAAGCTGGAAAATTAAGTAACGTAGCCATTGGTGGTGGTGGTGGTTCAAATGCAGGGGATGGTGGAGATAGTGGTGGTATTAATCTAGGTCGTGTAAATGACACTAAAGCAAGTGATGGTGAGACAGATGTAGCTGCTGGACACGGAACTGGTGGAGATAATGGATATGCTATAATAACTAATCAAGGTTCAGCACCAGCAGTAACAGGTAACGCAATTCTAGGTAGAACAGTAACGTCAACTAATCCCACATGATGATTCCTAATTTATTATTCAAAGTGATTTCAAACGACCCAATAAACGAAACAATGGTGGTCAAGTTCTGTCGAGAAAACGCTCCCGAACCGATTGATCAATATAAAGCAGTTAATATATCATATTATAATCTAGATTTTTCAAGCACAGATGCATTAGTAGAGAGTATAAGATCAGCAGGTTCAGATAGAGTTTTAAAACAACTTAACGCAGAACCAATTCTAGTTGAGAATAAATCAGATGATATACCTGATTCGGTTGATTTAAATGAATTTGTTGGTAGAATAGTATCAGCAACTTTAGATCCATTAGGAGATTTGAATCAAATTGAATTATGACGACTTGTAAGAGATATTTTCGTAACTGTCATGACTTTGGAATTTGTGTAAACATAGGTAAGAAAGGATATGTTTTAGCAGAGGAACCAACCGAGAGGAAAACTATTTTCCAATATGGAATTTATGGTGTTGGTAAGTTTGCAAGAATATTTGACCCAAACTATATTACCTTTGAGGGTGGTAAGTTTTATGATGTTCGAGAATATGAAAAAGATAATGTTGTATTTGAAGCACAAGAGGATTTTTTCTTAATAGGTTTTAATAAACTAGATGAACATGGTTGGGAAGGAAGACTTGTAGAAAAAGATGAGAAGAAATTAGACTTGAGAAGTGTTTATGATCACGAGATACCAGTAAATCATAGATGTTTCATAATTTGTTTTGATGGGAATCCGATTGTAAATGGTAGAAAGATGAAAAGATATGACTATGCAGAATTATCATATCCAAAAGAATATAATATAGATTTGAATAATGGAGTTTTAGGGTTTTTTGTTAAATTATGTTGACCAATAATAATCTGAATACATTGTATAAGTGGGCAAAGGAAACCAAATTTCCTTGTAAGAAAGCACCTACCATAGATGGATATTCAAATAAAATTATAGATTACTACTGGTTAAAGTCTGTAAAAAAATCAACAATCATTCGACAGAAATATATGAGTGATAAGGTCTACGAGATTTATAAGAAGGAAGATATATTATTTTCAAACTTTACCTCATTTAGAGAAGGAACTGAACTATATCCACACAGAGATCCAGACATATTAAGGTATCCATATAAAAGAATACAGATACCACTTTCAATACCAGATAGTAATAAATGTTATATGGAGTGGACTGATAGTGGTGCGAGAATTATTTGGGAGGAAGGTCAACCACAGGTTTGTGAAGTTATGAACTACACTCATCACGCATTTAACAAATCTGATAAACCAATGGACTTCTTGTTTGTTGATGTAAAACTAGACACAGTAGTAATGATAAATAACTAAAAATCTATCTATAGAATGGCAAATATTAGGAAGTCATTTAATTTAAGAAATGGTGTACAAGTAGATGAGGATAATCTATTTGTAAACAATCTGGGCAGTGTGGGCTTGGGAACTACAGTTCCTAGCGAGACTCTTGACGTACGAGGAAATATAAAATCAGTTGGTGTAGTTACAACGATTGGTGCATTTATATCTGGTGGACTAGAATCAGTAGGAGTATCATCATTTAGTGGTAATGTTCATGTAGGATCTGCGATCACAGCATACGCATCTAGCGGAATTATAAGTGCAACGTCATTTAGAGGAGATGGTGGACAATTACTAAACATCCCAACATCACAATGGACAGATTATGATCCTGGTCTAGGTTATATAAGCATTTACAATACAGGGTTCGTAGGTATCGCAACCACAAATCCTAGTTTTACCTTACAAATTGGTGGAAACTCCAACCTATCAAACTTTCAGAATGGAGTTGGTATTAACTCTTCTGGTAATATGGTGGTTACAGGTATTGTAACAGCAGGGGTATTGAAGGGAGAAGGATCAAATATAACAAAATTGAATGCAGATAATATTAAATCAGGTATTGTATCTAATTCATATCTACAGGATGGAT